CCGAAGCGTTTTGCAAACTCGTCTGCATCCTGAGCAGGTTCAGTGATGGTGGCACCGGGTGCTGCGACTTGACTGGATTCCTGGGCAGGTGTGTCAGCATCGGCCTCAGGTTCTACCTTGGTACGAGAATCTCCATCAGTGTCAGATGTGGTCTGGGAATAGACAGGTTCACTGTCAGGTGTTGTATCTGTCTCGCTTGGAGTGAGTGTGTCGTTAATTGAATCTTCGATGACCCCTTCGAGGTCCATTGGATCTGCCATGAGTATATGTGTTCCTTTTTAACGGTAGGTGGCCGGACTGGGCCGATTAGTGAATTGACTTTCCGACTTTGTGTTGGATTAGCTCTTGAACTTGGTTACGCTGTTCAGGCGTTTGAGGGACAGCTAGTCTGCGTCTGTGATTGATAAGGATAAGGTTTGATTTGAAAATGGTTTGCGTTTCGTCAGGAGAGATGAAGCCCATGTCTCCTGGTGAGGGACGACCTTTGATGCTGACCGTTACGATGTCCTCGCTAAAAGAGATAGAGTCTCCAGCGGTGGTATCAAGTGTAACAGGCCATGCGACTCCGTTGACGAAGAGGAAGTCGTAGTCGTCGATAATGCGGGGTTCAATGTTTCCGCTGTTGATGATCATTTATCCCAAATCTCCATTGCACGTTTCTCGTCCCATGTGGTGTCGCCGTTGAGCATGGCTTTTATTTGCTCTGAGGGGATGAACTTGACGTACTTCTTTGGCAGGTGTTGTAATGTTCCCGCATAGCGCTCTCCAGTTCGGCGAGCGAAGTTGGACCCTGTTCGGCGGGTTCCCTGGGTTTCCACCACTCGAAAGATGCCGAACCCATTGACCCGGACGGGCTCGCCCCGTTTGAGGGCTCCTGACATTGCGGTTGTGACGGCTTTGATGATTTCAAACCCCTTGCGAGGTTCTCCGTGATTATCGAGCGGAATGTCGAGTAGGTCATGAATCTCTAGTGCGAGTTTATAGAGCTTAGTTCCCCTTGACGCCATCGATTCGTTTCTGCTTGCCCGACCAGCCTACGTTATAAGGCTTGGGTGTGTCACCTGCGATGGTATAGCCTCTCTCGTTGGCAGCACGTTTGATTTCGGTCTTGCTGTAATAACGCTTAGGAGTGCCGTCTGGATTGCAGAGGCCGTGCTTGATTTCAATGCCACCGGGGATTTCGTCGGTAGCGATACCTGCCGACTGCCCGACTGAATCACTGTAGGGGTTCATGTAACCCCCACAGTTACAGTTGATTGGAAACTCATAGTCCCATGCAAGGCGCTTCTCTTTGAGAGCGCATGCACCGCACTCGACGTTCCATTCCTTGAATCGCATTACTGCCTATCTCCATTGACCACTCGCTCATTGATGCGGGGCATTGCACTCCAGTTAGGGTGAGCGTCACCGACTGGTGGTGGTGCACCAGGAGGAGCTGGGCTAATGTCGGCTGCACCGGGCTGTGGCATGATCGGAATAGGAACCTTGTCCATTGGGTTTGGCTCGGCAGGTTGTCCGTCTGGACCGACCTCACCGGGCTGCTGAGGCGTAGGCATGATGGTCCCCGGTGGGGGCATCATAGCAAGTTGGATAAGCTTCTTGCTGCGCTCGATAGCCGCTGGGTCTGGGGTGATACCGAACTTTTCCATGAACGCTAGCAGCAACGGGTTCATCATGTCTTCTGCGCCGGTTAGGCGTAGGCTGATGTTTGGCTCTGCCGGTGGTTTTGGAGCTGGTGGCTGAATGACCACATTCGGGTCAAGGCCCGTGAGGGTTGCGATTTCCTTCAGGACAGGTTCAACGTTCAGGTAGCCAGACTTGGCTGCGAAGTTCACAAAATCCACGAGCCGTTTGATGCGCTGCCCGCTGTCGAGTAAAACTGTGCTGTCCGCGAGGATGCTATAGACAAGTGTCCTGCTGACTGATGGCTTGAAGCCTTCTCCGATAGTCGCGGGATCTTCATAAATACTAAGCAAACCACCAAGGACTTCAGCGATGATGCAGATGAATTTGCTGACCTTTGCACGCTCACGAGCGATGCGGGTCTGCATATTGCCCTGGACGGCATTGACTTCAGCTTTGGTTTCGATGTCAGTGCCAACTTGGCCCTGACCAACCTGCCATGCTTCGTTCAGGTCGCCCTTGATGATGCCATCGAATAGGAAGTTCTCCTGTGGCATTGCGCTACGGGAGATTTCACCGATGATGTTATCACCATTGCCCTGCACAGGAATCATGTGTTGCCACACGCCTTTCATGAGGGCCTGCTGAATCGTCGGATCGATACGGTTCACGTCGAACCAACGTACTGGACGGGAGTGCTTACGCTGAAGCACCATGTGTGTGCGAGATTCGTTGAGTTCGTTGACCTGCGGCCGACCGATAGCAGAGTCCGAGGGTGGGATAGCTTCGTCAGTGATGTAGGTGAGTGAGAGGACTTGGAGCGGACGGCGGAGTGAGCCTACGAGGAGATTTGTTTCTGGGTCGGGCTGCTGTCCCTTCCACGACTCGTCAATGACAGGTTTCTTGCTTCCGCCTAGGAATACAAGATGATGGATAGCGTCGAAAGACTTTGATTTTGCATCGTAGGAGCGCTCTTTGTAAAACACTTCGTCGAATGCGACTTCGTATGTTTCAGCCTCGTCTTTCTCAGCGTCGGTGTTGAGGCGATCCATGATGTTGCGATCTTCTCCACCGCAGTATTTTTGCTTGTCGGCTTCGTTAAGCTTGAAGGTAGCCATAGCCTCGGGCCATGTCATACGACCAGTCCGACCAAGCCACGGAGCGTCGTTGAAGTCACTGCCTGTAAAGTCAATGGGCCAGAGGAAGTCGGCAGGGCTGACGCGGGTGATACGATAACGTGAGTCGAGAACGCGGGGCACCGATGCCATTGGAAGTTCACTGCCGTCTGGAAGCATACGGGATGCTTCAATCTGGGCAGCTTCCTCAGGCATGAACGTACTTAGGTCGATGGCTGGAACTTCTACGTCTTCGGTAATAGTTTCACGAGCAATGAGGACGATGCCGATTCCTGCTGCGTTGATGCAGTCTGGGAGGCATTCCTCAAGAGCTGTCTCAATACCAGCTTGGACGGCTGTATCGTTAATGCGCTGCTCGTAGTTGTGAATCCACGGGAGGAATTCAGCAGATGTCGTCTGCGGCGGATGGTTGACGCGAATCTCAGGCACTTGCGAGAACAGTAAAGCCTGCTTCTGCTTTGTGAGTGACCAGTCGAGGTTGACGGAGATGCGGTCTTCGTCGGACTGGGAAGCAAAAGGCTTACCACGACGATAATCGATGTTGACACTCCACGACTGGATAAGCTTACGCTTATACTGTTTGCAGGTTGAGACAGATTCCTTGAGCTGCTTGTTGATTTTCGCTCTGGGGTCTTCGGTAACCTGATCGGTGGGCTGGTCGGTAGGTAGAGCGTCTGTTGGAAGAATATTGTCCATTAATAACGATCCCTCACACTTTCATTCCCAAGCACGCTGTGTTTGTCGAACTTCGGACGCAGCCAGCGAGGCGTTGCTGATCTGGTCTTCATTGGACGGTGCTCGTAGGAGCTATGTGAGATGAGAAAATAAGCAAGAGCTACGACTGCATGGTCGTGCTTGTGATCGGCCATTGCCATAGGCCGTTTCTCATCGAACTGCATCAGCGGGATGGTTCGGATGAGGTATGGGCAGCCCATTGGACTGCCAGTGCCGTTGAGGATTTGTAACCGTGGGACGCCGGGTTCGACTTCTTCTGCGAGCGCGGTATGGACAGCGTGGGCGTAGTGTTCGCGATTGTTGACAGATTTCTCCATCGGGACGCCGTTTTCTTCGAACGTGTCTTTGATGGTGCGAATGTCGGCTCCGGTTTGGAAGTCCATCGACGGGTCACAGTAAGTCATATTGACATGCATGCCTTCAGACTCGGCGAGTATGTCCTTGGCAATGTCAGACGCGACGGTTCGATGCCAGAGCTTTTCCTTGAACACGATGTAACGGTTGCCGAGATGGGCTATCCAGAGACAGACGGCTGGGTCTGGCGAGAAGCCCATATCGAAAGCTCTGTAGATGCGAATTGATGATGATTGCGCCCACATTAGGAGTTATACCAATCATAGGAAAGAAGAGGCTTCTCACCTTCGAATGGAATGGTATCGATAACGTGATAGGGTTTACCTTCACGGGTTTCGTAGAAACTGAACAGTGCATGCTCGTCAGCATATTCGCCGTAAAGCCATGCTTTGCGGACGTGTTCTGGCATGCCAGCGAAACGTTTGCGATACTGGTCGAGATCGAGATGGGGGTTGTCCTCCATGTCAATTCGAACACTACCCCATTCGTCTGGGACATAATTTTCGTCCTCATCCCAGCTAACGTTCTGCTTGATGAAGTATTTATTCACATCAGCCATCGACTCACCCATCGGGTTTGTCGCGGCCCGGACAACGCCTTTGAGGCCCATGTCCTTGAAAGTGCCACTGGTTCGAATGGATGCGTTAAGCTTGAGAAAATAATCCCACGGGATAACGGACAGCTCGTCGTAATACGCTGCGAGGAATTCAGCTGACAGGAGATTGAGGGAATCGCCTGCATGACCAACGTAGCTGAAGAATAGCTTGGAGCCGTTGGGATAATAGGCGCAATGCTTGGTGCCGTGGTAATAGCCGCCGAGGAGTTCCATCTCGTGACCGATGTCGAGTAGATGGGACTGTTCAAGCTGTTTCATCGTTTTACGGATAAGGATACAGCTTGCGCCAGCGACTGAGAGGCAGCGCATGTGAGCATCTGCACGCAGCATGCGAGACTTGCCTGAACCTCTGGAGCCGACAGCGAGAAGGTTAGTAGTGCTGGATTCGTGGAACAGCACTTGCTTTTTGAAAGGCTCATAAATACAATATGGGTTACCATCTGGGAGGGTAACCCATAGACCACGATTGTTACTTGTTGCTGTCTGGTTCGGGAGAGACATCTATGATTTCTACAGTAGGGAGAGCGTCTGGAAGGGATTTCTGGCCTAGACCACCAATAGCTACGCCGATAGTGATAGTTGGTGCTTTGGATGCTGAATCGGTGATTTGCTTGGCTTTGACATCAACGCCTGGAGCAAGGAGAGATGAGCCGTCCTCGTCAGCGGTGTGGTCGAGTAGGTAACGATAGATTTTTTCAGCGGTTTCGAAATCTCCGTTGTTAGCCGCTGTTGCAGCTAGGCGCTCGTATTTTTCGTAAATCTCGACGGATTTCTCACGGAGCAGTTCGCGTGCTCGGCGGACGGATGAGAATGATGGACCGCCTACTGCCATTAAGGTTGTCCTTTGGATTCTTGGTCTGCGAGGTCTGGCCGACGGGGGCCGGAGGTTTGAGTTTGTGGATATAGCTTTGTATGGATTCGCGCTAACTGTGCTGCGAAAAACGCTAACAAGCTACTGGGGGAAGGATCTGACATTTTAATTCGGTTTGCCTAGGCGCAGGCTTGGATGGGTTAGCATCCTCACTCGCAGCATCTTATGGCTGTCTTTCGACAGGTAGTTGTTTTCTCGTAAACTACTAGGCAAGTTGGTTGCAGTCGCCGGAGTCGCGCCGGTCCTGCTGGTTATGAGCCAGCAATGCACTCTACACTACCCTGCTTATTAACGGAGTCCGGCCTCCCGGTGGGCGCTTGCCGGGTTTCTATACACTACACGATCCTGTAGCGAGGCCAGAAGGTTGGCGTCCCCTGCCGTCCTCCTACGGCACTTAGGCTACGATGCGTCGTAGCGGGGGCATAAATTGGCGGAGTCAGCGAGGCTTTACCAAGCCAGCCTTAGGTTCCTCGCTCGTTACCGCTGACTTGACTCCATAAATGGAGCAGGGGGCAGGACTTGAACCTGCGACCTCAGGCCCCGATGGCCTGCGCTCTTTCACTGAGCTACCCCCGCATGGCAGGGCGAGATGGAGTCGAACCACCACTTCAGGGGCTAGAGACATGCTCCTTCCCCCGCGTTCTAGCCATTAAACTACCGCCCTATGTGTGGGCCGTTTATACAGGTGGCCCAGCTGTAACCTTGATTAGTTCTGAATCGTATCGATGGTCTTGCCATTGTCATTCATGACATAGGCTTTATCATCTCCACCGAGGCGAATATCGTGCTTTCCACCGTCGAGTATGAGATGGGTATAGGTTGACGGGCCATTAGGACCGCATGTTGTTGGATCTTTATACGGACCAACAAAGTAATCACCACACTGATAGGTGTGGGTCATATTGAAGCCGTCTGAGTTGGGCATAGCCCACTGGATGCGAATAAACATATCTAGTTACCTTTCTGTCTATCCCTCAAGTGCTATCTTGAGAGGAGTTCACATTATAACATTACTTGACCGGGTTTGTCAACCCCTCGAACTCGATGTCATGCAACCAGCCCTTACGGTCCACCCACACCCAGACTTGGTGTTTGTAAGCCTGAAACCCAGACGGTAGATTAGGGCGCTGGTAACGAGCCATTAGGAGCTTAGCACCTCTGATGGTGTTGGCCCGCTTGACGGTGATACAGATGATGGGCTCAGTGGGTTGGGATTCGTTTACCGCAACCAGCTGCCATGCATAGCTATCGTCGGTTTGGACAACGGTATAGCCAGTGGTTTCTAGTTCGACCTTGGCGATACGCTTCACTCGTTCTGAGTCTAGTCGTGCCAATTAAATTTCCCGCCCGTCGAAGTCTGCTGATAGGTAATCAAGCATGCGTTTGGCTGTAAATACGGTGTTATTGCCTACCCTGAGTTTGTTACAGGCCCAACAAAGCAAGCCTCTGACTCGGCCGGTTTTGTGATCATGGTCTACGTGAGCAGTCATCTTACCTAGGTGGTTACCCGGTTTGTTGAGGCGCTTGAAGCAGATAGGACAGACACCGGATTGATGATCGAACATAGCATCCCACTGGTCGGATGTGATACCATAATTACGGTTGAGGGAATAACAGCGCTTACAGAGTCCTTTAGCGGTTGAGGGACGGTCGGGATGACAGGTGGCTTGCTTAGGAGGCATCGATTCGGGGATTATACCTCACCGGGCCTCGGATTGTCAAGCGGCTGTAACTTTACCGCCAGTTTGGCTGTAGAGACTTCCCATGAAGTTAGCTAGGTTCATCATTACCCTGTCTCGCCTATGGGACCAAAGAACGGTCCTCCCGGCTTCGAAAGGGTAATTCCGTTGGGAGTGCTTTGGTGGCTGGGACTGGCACTGCAAAAAACCCCTACTCTTATAGAGTACTGAAATATTTCAGTAATTGGTTGCAGTAGAAAATTGCAGTAAATAAGTCCTTT